TAGCTAAATCTTTAGTTGAGTCTTGTGATACTAAGTATAGCATTGTGATCGATCCATCAACTAAGATGGGATTTAACCTTGTTGTAGATAAAGGCTTGTTGAAGAAGAACTCTGATACTGTCCACCAAAGAACTGGACTCTATGCAATATACAAAGACCATCACTGCTTATACACAGGCAAGTCTGGAAAAAGTATGGGCACTAGACTCGGTAGATTTGTTAAAGAAGTTCGAAACATGTCTAGATCAGATGAAAAGCACCCAGCCGCAAAGAAGTATCGTTCTATGTGGGGTGAAGACTTCTCTAACATGACGGTATCTGTCTATCCTTTGAACGAGCAATCTGGTATGACTTTAGATGATGTTGAACTATCTCTAATTAGAATACTGAAGCCTTTATTAAACGTTCGAGGTAAGAAGTGAGATTCTTTAGTAAGTCAAAAAAGCCATCTCATCCCTGCTTAACTTGCGGTAAGAAACTTGGTAAAAAGTATAGCGAAGTTAGATACAAATATAAAGACGGCGAAGGTATTGCCTATATTTGTCCAAAATGCTCGGATGAGTTCGATAAAACTAATATGGATAAGGAGACAGAAGATGACTTCTCCGTTTGATTATGTAACGTCTATTACGCAAACCAAAAAGAATATGATGCGTGATAGCGAAAATGATGTTCTGGCAGAGAAAGGTTACGAGCCATGGCTTGTAAACAATGCGTTATCTTACCACGCAGATACAATTCTTCATGCCAACTTAATGAATATGCACCACGAACTGGATAAACGACCCCAGTACGAGTGTCTTATAAATAGCATTAGACCTAAAAAGCGATGGGCAAAGTGGGTTAAGAATGCTGGAAATGAGGAACTCGATATTGTGTGTGCCTATTATCAATGTAATAGAACAGTTGGTCAAGAGTATCTATCCTTGTTGTCTAGTGGAGAACTAGAAATTATGAAAAAACAACAAGAAACAGGTGGTTTGAAAAAATGAATTTATTAGATAAGTTAGTAGAGGTAACTCTACCTAACGAAGAGAGTTTTCTTAAAGTTAAAGAGACTCTAACTCGCATAGGTATTGCCTCTAAGAAAGAACAGAAGTTGTTTCAGTCGTGCCATATCTTGCACAAGCAAGGTAAGTACTACATCGTACACTTCAAAGAATTGTTTATGTTAGATGGTAAGATTAACGATTTCTCAGAAGAAGATAAAGCCCGTAGAAATACGATCATTACTTTGTTAGAGGAATGGGATCTTGTGAAGACTGTTGATTCTGAAAAGATCAAAGAGCCCACGTCTCCATTATCACAAATTAAGATTCTACCTCACAAAGAAAAAGGTGAGTGGGAATTGATTGCGAAGTATAGCATAGGCAAAAAACGATAACTGGAGAATTATACTATGGAAGTGAAAGACAAGACTGGTCCATTTACCCACGATTATTTTAACTTTCTTGATAATGATTCTGTAGTCAGTCAAGAACTTATTACCTATTATATCAATGATGGGTACTTTGTAAAGCGTACGGCTGTACGCAGAAACCTAAGTGATGGAGACTATCATGACTCTATTCACGTTGAGCCACTTTATAGAATTGAGGAAGATTGATATGACCATCTCGCAACAACTTGAACTATTTCCAGAACTCGCTTCACCCATAAATTACGCACCGACTACGTATACGTTAGACACTAATGGATCTATTCCTTATACTCTTAACTATACTATCAAAAGCAGTATCGATGATCAGATGAGATTGATGTCCGATTTAGCCGATAAGGTTGAAGTCAAAGTATACAAACTATTTCCAGAAGCCCATATGCCAGAACTTGGAACAGAGTGGGCAGCCTGCTTTGATCTTAAAGCATCAATGCGTGATGGAGATATCATCAAGGTTATTGGACTAGTAAATCGCAAGAGAGAAGTAAGCTGTCACAATGGATCATTCGTCTTATATTCAGGCGAGAGATGTTTAGTTCCTACGGGACTAGTATTTGATCTAGACGATGATCAGTCTATGCGTATTCATCCACGATCTGGACTAGCATGGAAACAAGGCATATCATTAGCAAACTGTGAAGGAGTAGTCGATGCAGATTACGTACAACAGACATACGTTATGCTAATAAACAACTCTAGTGAAGTATTTACAATAAACGATGGCGACCGCATTGCTCAAGCTGAAGTAATACAACATAATAGTTTTGAGTTTGTAGAAGTTCATGATGAGCCTCAATCAAAGACCAGTCGTACTGGTGGATTTGGTTCTACTGGAGTCTAGTACTCATGTAGTACAGTAATACATGTTATTACTAAATATCATGTATTTTTTTCAGAACATTACCATATTGCATGTATAAATAAAGATGTAAGTTGCCTTAGGGGGCTTACTTAAATTAACCCTTGCTAAATATAGGAGGTCAATAATGACTTATTTGCAAACACAATACGACCCTTTCACGACTGTAGGTTTTGATAGGATTTTTGATCGCATTACATCACTTCATAACGAAGGACAGGTAAAAGCGAACTCATACCCACCATATAATATCACTAAAGAAAGTGATACAACTTATATTGTGGAATTAGCCGTAGCAGGCTTTACTGAAGAATCGATTGACATTGAGGTAAAAGACGGGCAACTTACCATTGAAGGTAATAGTTCTGATGCCACAGATGAGAAAGAGTATCTTCATAGAGGCATTGCCGCACGTGCTTTCAGTAGAAAGTTCACCTTAGCTGAGACTGTAGTGGTCAGAGATGCTTCCCTAGAGAACGGAATGCTTCGTATTCTGTTAGAAAACGTTATCCCAGAAGAGCAAAAACCGAAGAAGATTTCTATCGGGAAAACTCTTCAGGATACCAAAGAATTACTCACTGAGTAATACAGGGTGGGACGGAGTGAAAGCTCCGTCCTTTAATTTCACAGCTAACTATAGGAGTCAAAAAGCTGATGAACAGAGCAATCTCTTTTCTGAAGAGTTGCGATGGCACATTTTGCGATGCAGTTGCACAAGTTGCACTGAGCGTAGTATGCGTCTTTGTAATAGCTACTTGTCTGGGTAGCATATCCTAAGAATGAAGACAACACACACAACACAGGAGAAAAGTATGTCTAATAAAAATCCCTTCGAAATCCGAGCAGAAATGCTCAAACTTGCAAAAGATTACATGGATCAGCAGTATCACATGAACATCCAGTTCTATGAGAACATGATCGCAGAGGGCGAAAAAGCCCGTAAAGATGTTGAAGACTGCCTTCAAGATGCTTACAAAATGTATTCAATGGATGAGTTGATGGAGAAAGCCAAGGAACTTTACACTTTCGTATCTGAAAAGAAGTAAGTGTAGTCACCAATCTAAGGAGCGTGAACAACGCTCCTTTTTTCATTTTAATTACAGGAGAGACAATGAGTATTGTGTTTTGGGTAATAGTAGTAATGGGCACTATCAGCGCAGTTGAAGGCAATTCAAAATTGAATAAACTGTGTCAGAAAGAGATAGATGAGGGCGTTTCTGCCACCATTAAAGAGTGTAAACAATATCAGTTTGATACGAGGATCAAAACAGGCTGGTAATACTTAAAATAATGCTTGACAATTGGTCTATGCCGTGTTATACTACACGTTCTAATTGGAGATATAATATGAAAACTGTGATCGCACTACCTACGCTCTATAAGCGTGATACTAAAGGTAAAGTAAGAGTTCTGACCATTGAGTATGGTTATGATGATGAAACCACCGCTGGCACTAGATCAGTTGCAGGCATACAAGAGGGTCAGTTAGTGACCTCTGGATGGAAACTATCCACACCAAAAAACGTTGGAAAGGTCAATGCAACGACTAATATCACTCAAGCCTTAGCAGAAGCCCAAGCAAATTGGGATAAGAAGACTGAGAAAGAATACTTCTCTGATATCAAGCTAATTGACACTTACGAAAAGTTTAAGCCTATGCTTGCAGGTGACTACACTAAACGTCCTCAATCAGAGGGCTGGAGTCAACCTAAACTAGACGGCATCAGATGTATAGCAAACTCATCTGGATTGTGGACTAGAGCAGGCAAAGAAATTACGAGTTGTCCACATATCTGGGAATCAGTGAAGCCATTCATTGAAGCAAATCCTGGTATCGTCTTAGATGGCGAACTATACAACCACGAACTTAAAGAAGACTTTAACAAGATTACCAGTCTTGTGAGAAAGTTGAATGCGACTCCTGAAAGTATTGCCGAGTCTGCATCTCTTGTTCAATACCACGTGTACGATTGCTACGTAGAAGATATGTTGTTTATCAACAGAATTAAACTGGCTTACGGAGCAAAGAGTGATGTTGTAAAGATCGTTCAAACAGACTTTGCACAAACACAAGAACAACTTGATGAGTTCTACAGTTCTTACATGACAGATGGCTATGAAGGTCAGATGGTAAGAAACAACACTCCCTACGAGAACAAGAGAAGTAATAACCTCTTAAAGCGTAAAGAGTTTATCACTGAAGAATTTCAAGTGGTCTCTATGCTTGAGGGTCAAGGCAACTGGGCAGGTCACGTAAAGCATTTTGCTCTTACTCTGCCAAACGGTGCAACTTGTGGAGCTGGAGTTAGAGGCAAGCAAGAAGTCTTAAAAGAATTGTGGGAAGTTGGCGATACACCGTCATGGGCTACACTGAGATACTTTGGTCTTACACCTGATGGTGTGCCAAGATTTCCTGTTGTGATCGATTATGGTTTCGGTAAGCGAAACGATTAAATACTTGACAAAATGTTTCATACGTGATACATTGTACATTATAAGAAACAGATTAGAGGCTATATGACTTTTTACACATGCGTAAATAGATACGGCAGTAACATTCTCTTTCGTGGTTACACGGATGATGGTGGTCGCATTCAGAAGAAGATACCATTCAAACCAACGATGTATCTTAAATCTTCAAAAAATGAGAGTGGTTGGAAATCTTTTGATGGCGTGCCTGTTGACCCTATTCAACTCGACTCTATGCAAGAAGCTACCGAATTCGTCAAGAAGTATGAGAACGTAGACAACTTTAAGATATATGGCAATAACAACTTTGTCGCTCAATTCATCCAAGATAAGTTTCCTGGTCAAATCAAATATGATCTAAAACGCATCGAGGTTGGTAATATCGATATTGAAGTTGCGTCTGATGATGGATTCCCAGAGCCAGATGAAGCCAAGCATCCTATTATCTCGATTGCATACAAAAGCAGTAAGTCTAAAGTGTATCACGTTTGGGGTCTTGGCGAATGGCGTCTAGAAGACTGTGAACTTGACATGGATGGCTGTATGATTCAGTACCGCCATTGTGAAAATGAAGAAGACTTGATGCTAAAGTTTCTAACGTTTTGGCATGCAAACTGTCCAGACATTCTAACTGGTTGGAACATTCGACTATTCGATGTTCCGTATATGATCAATCGTACTATTCGTATACTCGGTGACAAAGTAGCAAAGCAGTTCTCTCCTTTCGGTATCACAAAGTACAGAAAGATTGGCATCAAAGGCAAAGAGATGGATGCTTACGAGATATACGGTGTACAGCAAGTCGATTACTTTGACTTGTTTCAAAAGTTTGGTTTTACCTATGGTAATCAGGCATCATATGCATTAGATCACATAGCGTCTGTTGTTCTAGGTGAGAAGAAACTTTCTTACTCTGAATACGGTTCTCTACATGGACTCTATAAACAAAATCACCAGAAGTTTATTGACTATAATATTCGTGACGTTCAAGTCGTTGATAAGATAGACAAGCAAACTGGTTTGATGGATCTAGCATTGATCGTGGCATACAAAGGTGGCGTAAACTACAATGATGCGTTCGGTACAACTGGTATATGGGATTCAATCATATATCGATATCTGTACGATCTCAAAATTGCAGTGCCACCTGCCACCCGCAAGCATAAAGATCCATATCCTGGTGGTTATGTGAAAGAGCCTAAAGTTGGCATGACTGAATGGGTAACGTCATTTGACTTAAACTCACTTTATCCCAACCTCATCGTGCAGTACAATATGTCACCCGAGACACTAGTTAAAGGTGATGATTTCACTGCCAGTGGTGTAGAACACTATCTAAAGAATCCAGTGTCTGATGCACCTAGAGAACGTGACCTATCAGTTGCCGCTAATGGTTCGATGTATCGTAAAGATAAGCGTGGTGTTTTCCCAACTATCATTATTGGTCTTTATGATGAACGTGCTGTGATCAAAAAAGAGATGCTTAAACTTAAGCAAGAAAATGAAGGTAAAAACTCAGCAGACTTGAAGAGACAGATAAATATACTAGAGAACACTCAGCAAGCTATTAAGATTTTGTTGAACTCTCTTTATGGTGCATTAGGTAATCAATACTTTAGATACTTTGAAATGGTTATCGCAGAAGGCATCACATTGTCTGGTCAGCTATCTATCAAATGGGCAGAGCAGGCTATGAACAGAGCCATGAATAACATATTGAAATCTGATGATGAAGATTATGTGATCGCTATGGACACTGACTCGTTATATGTTA